ACTCGCCCGTGCAGTCAACTGGAAGCGACTTCATGCTTATCAGCCTTAGCAGGCTGGCTAGGGACTTGCGCCTGCCCGCGCTGGGGGCTAAGCTAGTAACCACTGTCCACGACTCCGTCTGTCTTACCGCCCCGTATAAGACGGCACGTCGAGTAGGCAGGATCGTCAAGGAAACTATGGAGCTGGCAGATGACACACTCGAACGGAAGTTCTTCCTCAAGGCTGACGTCACGATCTCGCGTTGCTGGGGAGGTGAGCCCCTTGCGGAGTTCTAGGAGGGTCACCACCACCGTGATCCGCATCCGCAAGGGCAAGAAGGCCACGTGGGCTCAGTACACGCTGTTCTACACTGGTCCCCTCATGTCTGCCCAGATCCCGGTCTCGCACGCTGTGAGCGTGGCCTCGTGACCGCGCGTGCGCTGCCCGCCACGGGCAAGAAGCCTGGATCGAAGGCGTGGCACGGCCCGAAGGGCACGTGGCCCAAGACCGAGGATGGCAAGCTGGTCATCACCCAGAGCATGGTCTCAGGGTTCGTCGAGTGCCCGCGTGAGGTGTACTACAGCATCGTCATGGGCCTCCGTCCTCGTCTCGAGAAGAAGCCCCTGACCCGTGGTACGTGGGTCCACGCGCTGCTCGAGGAGCGCGGCAAGGGTGGCGACTGGCGGAAGAAGCACGAAGAGCTGGTCAAGAAGGCCGAAGAGACCACCTTCGAGGAGGAGAGCGCAGGCCTCCCCCGCGAGTGCTACGACATCGTCAGCAGCTACGAGTACGCGCACCGTGATGAGGTCCTCATCCCCATCGCGGTGGAGCTCACCGTCGAGCGTCCGATGTTCAACGGCAAGGTCCTGTACCGGGGCCGCATCGACATCATCTGGATGGACGAGAACGGCGATGTGTGGCTGGGCGATCACAAGACGCACGCCCAGATCCCCGACTGGCGCTATCGTGAGCTGGCCTATCAGCACTACTCGTACCTCTGGGCCGTCAAGACCTCGCCTGAGTATGCCGCGCTGCGCTACAAGGGCAAGCCTCTGCCGCAGCCCAAGGGCTTCATCTACGACTACTGCAAGACTGGCAGCATCAGTCGCCCGACGCTCACCACCAAGGGCAAGATCAGCCGCGTGGTCAAGCCGACCAGCACGACCCTTCCGGTGTTCCAGGACTGGCTCATCGAGGTCGGGATGGCCACACGTATCCGCGGGAAGTTCCTGCTGGCGATCGAGGACAGGGCCGAGCGTGCGTACGTCGAGGAGTTCCTGGTAGCGCTCCAGCAGCGCGACTACAGCGACCTCTTCCGCCGCGACAAGGCAGTCTTCAGCCCCGAGCAGGCTGAGCGCCAGCGCAAGGCGTTCTACGCGTCCGCCCGCAGGCTCCTGACCTACAAGTGGGACGACCCCGACTGCGTCGAGCGGAACCTGCACGCCTGCTCGGGCTACATGTGCAACTTCAAGGACCTCACCGTCGCGGACCTCATGCACGGCTCCAGCGAGATCGAGCAGCGCACCCGGTACGTCACCACGAGGGATCCCCTGGACTACTACCCCAATCAGAAGAAGGGCAAGAAGTGAGACTCAAAGCCATCCCCGCCAGCGCGGTCGCGTGCTCCTACTGCGGGGCAGGAGTGAACCAGCCATGCCAGCTCGTTCTCTGCCCCGAGGTCGGCCCGCTGTCCATCGTCTGGTACCACGGAACCCGAGTGGAGGCAGCAGCATGACCGTCTACACCATCTACGGTCGGCCCAAGGTCGGCAAGACCACGATGGCGCTCAAGGACGCGCCCAAGGGCAAGACCGGCATCATCAGCGCGGATCAGGGCCTCATCGGCATCGACACCACCGGCTTCAACGTCGAGGAGGACATGTCGGCGAAGAACCTGACCAAGCTGATGAACGGCACCTTCCTGCGCAGCCACACACGCATCCTCGTGGACACGGCGACTGCCCTCCACGCCGACATGATGTTCGAGATGAACCGGGGCACCGGCTCCACGCAGGCTCAGTACGGTGTGGCCAACTCAGCCGTCCTGGCACTCGTCCGCCAGCTTCGCAACGAGAAGGCCAAGCAGTCGATCATCATCGCGCAGGAGAAGCTCATCCTCCCGAACGAGGACTGGATGTCCGAGGACGACGACGAGGACACCGGGGTCATGACCACCGTGGACCTCTCGCCCGGTGCGGCCAGTGGCCTCCTGCAGATGTCCGACGTGATCGGCAGGCTGTACATCGCCAACGTCAACGACAAGCCGGTGCGCAGGCTCTGGCTCGGCCCGTCCTCATCCATCGTAGCGGGTGCCCGCAGCAAGACGTACCACGGCACCCCTCCCTACCTGAAGCAGCCCACCATCGGGCGGCTCAACCAGCTTCTCGGCTGGACCCGCTAGCCGAGAATACCGAAAACAGAAGGAAGCACAACATGGTCAAGAAGATCCGTCTCGACTTCAGCAAGGTCGAGGAGCGCTCGGGCTGGAACACGCGTCACATCCCCGAGGGCCTGCACTCGATGAAGATCGAGGCCGTGCAGGAGACCGAGGCGCAGGACGGCACCGACATGCTCGTCTACGCGCTCGTCCCGACCGAGGGCAAGTACAAGACCCGCCGGTTCCCGTTCTACTGCAAGCTCCAGCAGAACCAGCTCTGGAAGCTGCGCGACCTCTTCGTCGCGGCTGGCATCCCGGTCCCCAAGAAGGCACAGCAGATCGACCCCTCCAAGGTCGTCGGCAAGGTCATCGCGGCGGAGGCCACGGACGAGACCGGCCAGTACGAGGGCCGCTCCAGCATCCAGGCCACCTACAGCCTGGACATCCTCGACGAGGACGGCGTCGGCGCGTCGGACGACGAGGACGACGAGGAGTACGAGGAGGAGGACGAGGTCGACGAGGTCGACGAGGACGAGGAAGAGGACGACGAGGAGGAGGAAGACGAGGACCTCGAGGCCCTCACCCTCCCCGAACTCCGCAAGCTCGCCAAGTCGCTCGGCATCGACCACACCGGCCTCAAGAAGGCCGACCTCATCGAGTCGATCGAGGAGGAGCAGGCCGGAGACGAGGACGACGAAGACGAGGACGACCTCGACGACGAAGACCTCGACGACGAGGAGCTCGAGGACGAGGAGTTCGAGGACGACGAGGAAGAGGAGGAGGAGCCTGCTCCCGCTCCCCGTCGCAAGGCCCCGGCGCGCAAGCCCGCTGCCAAGGCAGCGCCGAAGCGCACGGTCCGTCGCCGCTAACTCCTCATGGAGGAGGCGGAGGTAGTCCGGCGCATGCTGGCCACCCTCAACTCCATCGACGGGGTGTACGCAATCCGCACCCACGGGGGTGCCTTTCAGCAGAAGGGCACCCCCGACGTCCTTGGTTGTGCGCACGGTAGGTTCTTCGCCATCGAGGCGAAGCGCAGCGCGCGTGAGAAGCCATCCAAGGCGCAGCAGTACAACATGAAGAAGTTTCGTGAAGCTGGCGGCAGGACGTTCGTCAGCCACGACCCCAAGGCTCAGGAAGTGATAGAGTGGATCTCAAGCCTCTCGACGTAGTCCGGAAGGTGTGGCAGCACTCCGGAATCGCCGGGCACGTGTGGATGCCCCACATCGCGCACATCGGTGTCAAGGACAAGGAGCGCTTCCGCGAGGGACCTCCCATCAGCAGCAAGAAGCCCACCATCCCCGACCTCAACGACGCGGTCGACTGGTACTGGACCCCGGCAGTCAGCCGTACTGACAGCCGCAAGGCCAAGGCGTTCCCTGCCCAGAAGGCCGTCTGGGTGGACTGCGACGAGTCGTTCAACGACAGGCTCCTGCAGGACCTCCGGCCGTCGTTCATGTGGGAGACCAGCCCCGGCCACAAGCAGGCCGTCTGGCTCCTGCGCGAGGAGATGCCGACCGCTGAGTTCCACCGAGACGGCTTCATCGGCATGCTCACACAGGCTCTCGGCGGCGACAAGAGCGGAGTCGACATCGGTCAGCTCCTGCGGGTGCCGGGTACGTGGCACCACAAGCGAGAGCCGTTCCAGGGCCGTCTGCTGCGCACTGCGGGCACGGTCTACACGCGCGGGCAGCTTCTCACCCGTGTGGCCAGAGGACTGGGCTTCGCTCCTGGGCTGGCCTCTGAGCTGGGCGCAGACGACCCCTACGGCGACCGCAGCAAGGTCCTGTGGAAGTTCGCCCGGAACGCGGCTGAGCTGGGCTTGCCCCAGGACCTCGCGTTCAAGATGATCCGCGCCACCAAGTGGAACAAGTGGAAGGACGAGCCTGAGCGCCTCAAGGAGGATATCGCGCGTGCGTATGACGCACAACCTGAGGCGAAGCCCGAACGCGACCCAGAGAGGGAGCAGGCGAGGGACCAGCACGACACCCACGAGACCCACGAGGAAGAAGAAGCCAGCGCGTGGACGCTGGCCACGGTCGACGAGTTCGGCCCCATCGTGCGCAAGCCGGTCCGCTGGGTCGTCCCCGGCATCATCCCCGAAGGTGGCTGCGGGCTGCTGGTGGCAGCCCCGAAGGTCGGCAAGACCCGCATCGCCATCGAGATGGCCCTGGGACTGGCGACAGGCAAGCGGCCTCTCGGCATCAACGTACAGCGCCAGACCCCGATCGGCTTCTTCAGCCTCGAGGACGGCGAGTACCTGTTCGCCGACCGGCTCAGCAAGGGCATGCAGAACGGTCGTGCCCGATTCCACTGGGATGGCCACATCGCCCGGGACGGGAACGGGGGCTTCCTCTGGACACCCGGCACTCCGATGAGCCTGCTGACCAGCTTCGCCCAGATCGACCTCAGCGACAACATGGACAAGCAGCGGCTCTACGAGACCATCCTGAAGTACGACCTCAAGCTGGTCATCATCGACACGCTGAGCATGGCCATCGGCAAGTCAGACGTGTCCAACTCCAAGGACATGTACGCCATCCTCAAGGACATCAAGACCATCGCCAAGGCCACCGGGTGTGCCATCATGTTCATCCACCACACACGCAAGCGGGTCTTCGAGAAGGGCGAGTCCATCCAGGAGATGGTCCTCGGTAGCACGGCTCTTCACGCGTGGTCCGACTTCATCCTCAATCTGGTGGGAGCCAGCGAGGAGGTCACCTTCCTGCGGCTGGGCGTGCAGACCAAGATGGGCAACGACACGCACTACCTCAGCAACAACCTCGCCATCATCAAGCGACCGCCTCCGGAAGAAGTTGAAGGATAGGCTTGCGCCATCCTCACACTTCAGCTAAACTGATCACATGGACACCACCACCAACATCAAGGCCAACATCCTCTACTTCGAGGGCTACTCCTACGTCGAGTTCAACGGCGAGTACTTCAAGGGCTGCAAGCGCTGCGGCGGCACCGGCCACTACATGTTTGACGGCTTCGACAGCCTCTGCTACCTCTGCCGCAACACCGACGCCAAGCTGGGCGACGCGTTCGCCAACGAGGCCGAGGCGCAGAAGTGGTGCCACGGTCGGGCAGTGCGCAAGGCGCAGGCCGACCGTAAGCGTGAGGCCGTCCGCCTCGCCAAGCTGGCCAAGCGCGACGCAGCGTGGCAGGCACTGAAGGACCAGCACCCCACGGTCTGGGACCTCCTCAGCAGCATCCACGGTCTCGCGATCCCCTTCCAGGACAGCATGTACAACCAGGACGTTACCGAGCGCGACTCGTTCGTCCTCTCGATGACCGACAAGCTCTGGAAGCTCGACGAGGTCGGCTTCAGCCCCCGTCAGCTCGAGGTCCTCACCGACATCGCGGCTAAGCGTGTGGCCCGCCAGGAAGAGGCAGCAGCCCACCCGGTGCCCGCTGGCCGTCAGGTTGTGACCGGTGAGATCGTCTCCGCCAAGGTCGTCGAGGGCGACTACGGCACTGCCTACAAGATCACGGTCAAGGACGACCGGGGCTTCCGCATCTACTGCTCGCTCCCCAAGGCGCAGGCCGACGAGGTCATCACCGAGTTCGAGTCCGACCCGAGCCACTGCGACGACGAGGGCAACTTCCGCTACTACACCTACGGACCGGCCTGCTGGTTCCTTGGCACGCAGGGCACCGACGAGCAGGGTGTCAAGGGCCGTCGCATCACGTTCACGGCCACACTCGAGCAGAGCCGCGACGACGCCAGCTTCGGCTTCGGCAGCCGCCCGACCAAGGGTGCTTGGCTCTAAGCCGGATTTGGTGAAACCTAGAGGCCGTGCTAAAATCAACTTATGAACAACATCACCGCCACCCAGATCCGCGAGCACCTCGTCAACACCGAGTGCTGGAACCCCACCGTCGCCGGTAAGTTCCTCCGCGAGGTTGGCACCGAGACCCGCACTCAGGACGAGTGGATGGACGCGATCTTCGCGTTCGAGAACTAAGGAGAAGGAAACATGGGCGAGAAGGTCAACCTCAACGTTCACACTCAGGCACGTGCCTACCAGCTTGGCTTCCGCGAGGGCCTCCAGGGCTGCGTCGACGCTCTCATCGAGGGTGGCGACATCAACTACCTCCTCGAGTACATCGACAACAACGCCGACGCCGAGACCCGCGCCAAGATGGACGCGTTCTACGCAGCACGCAAGGCCCTCTGATGAGCCGCGCCAGCCACTACCAGCGGACCTCCAAGGCCGCTCAGCGGAACGGTGTCGCCAAGGCCACACTGCCCGCGCGGGACACCGACACCACCTGGATCCCGGAGTTCGTCTCCAGCATCCAGGGCATCACCACCCCGTTCAACTCCAGCAGCATCATCGTCGCCTCGCTCGGGTCCACCGAGGAGGAGCGGGTGGTCAAGCTGCGGGAGCTCAGCAAGCGCCGCATCCTCAAGATGAGCGCGTTCTGGCAAGACGGCAAGTTCATCGAATACCGGTGGGAGTTGGACGAGGGAGGCAGGCTGTAGGCCGCACACACACCCCGGTTCCCGCCAGAGACCCCCAGCCTGCCGTCGCTGGGGGTCTCCTGCGTGGTTGGGGTAGGGTTGGGGCTGCTGGCGACCCCTGGGAGGAGCGGTCTCTAAGCCAGCCCGAGACAGCAGAGAGCCACCCCCAGCTTGCAGCCGGGGATGGCTCTCGGTGGTGGTGGCTAGTGAGCCGAGTGGCTCGGCTGGTCAGCCGGGCCGACGCTCGTCGCAGCCTTCAGGTTCGGTGCCACCGGCTTCCAGAAGCCCTTGTAGGCGGAGATGGTGACGACGAACGCCAGCAGGATGCCGGTCACGATGCCGACACCGTTGAAGGCACCGCTGAAGAACGCGGTCGCCGTACCGATGATGGCGCTCGCGATGAAGGCCACGATGGCCTGCACGCGCGGGGTCCAGCCGGACTGGATGATGAGGTCCAGCACGACCGGGGCGAAGAACGCCACGATGCTCGTCCAGAGGGCGAGGTTGCTGATCTCTGCGGGGATTTCGATCATTAGGGGTTACCTCCTGTAGTGTCTTCTTCTGATGTGGTGGTGGCTTCTTGGGCTTCCTCGTAGTTCACGTTGAGCTTGTGGAGTTCCTGGATCTCACCCTTGAACTCTCGGATGATCTCGCGGCTGTCCTCGAGGTGTTCCTCCAGCTTGTCACTCGTTCGCTGGATTCGGTTGGTGTTGCGCCCGACGTCTGAGCGGATGCCACGGATGTCGCTCCGCACGCCGTCGAACTGGATGTTGAAGTGCTTGGTGAGATCCTCGAACTTCTCAGTCACGAGGTCGACGACGGTGTGGTGCCGCTCGTCCTGCTCAACCCGGAGGTTGATCTGCTGACCCTCGTTGTCGATGTGGTCGTTGGCAAGCTGTTCCTTCGCGACCGCTGCGTCCCGCTGCGTCTTGATCAGCAGGGGCAGCGTGGCCGCTCCGATGACACCGGCCGTGATGAGGATCTGAGTGATGAGGAGTTCGGGGTTCTTGATGACGGGGTCACCGTCCGGGGTTTCCACGGTTCCCAGGACGATGATCACCGCCACTGCTGCGATGACAGCTCCCAGGGTCCACAGTACGGGGTGGGCCTTGGTTTCCGTTGGTTTCGTAGCCACGTTCACACTTCCTGGTTGGTTACTTGGGGACGGCCACACCGAGCTTGTCGGCGTACTCCTTGCCGAGGCTCACCGACTTGACGAAGTACTCCGAGAGGAGCAGGGTCGTGGTCGGGTCCGTCGGCTCCTCGGGCTCCTCCGGCACGGTCCGCTTGAACCGGGCAGGGGCGAGGTCCTTGGCGATGTTGAGGTCGGTGTCGAACGCTCCTCCCGCACTGTGCGCGATCTGGAACTGGACGATGCTGGGCTCCTCCCACTCGCCGACTGCCGGGACCCGCGTGCCATCGAGTGTGGCCACCCAGAGAAGGTGTCCGTCGTCGATGAGCGGCTGCCAGTCGTACGTGTTGATGAGCGCACGGTTCAGGTAGATCTCGAACACGGCACCCGCGTGGAACTTCTGGAACTCGCGCGTGAACTCGAGCGCCTCCGCCGGGGTGTAGGCAGGCACACCGTCGATCGCTTCGATGTCGAGACCGATGAGGTCACCCTCGAGCAGCGGGATGTACCGGGCGAAGTACTGCGCCGACGTGGTGGGCGTCAGGCCGTTCTTGTTGCCGTTCATCCAGTAGTGCCCGACGATGAAGTTCGGGTACTTCGCCTGACACGCGCGTGCCTTGCTCATCTGCGTCCCCGCGTGCGGCGACTGGTACGGGCTGTCGCTGGCGTTGCCACCACCGAGCTTGACGATGGCGAAGTCGCCACCCCCAGCCGCGAACTTCTCGAAGTCGAAGTCCTTCTGGCTGGTGCCGAGGTCCACGCCGGTCAGCACGGTCTCGCCTGCCGGGAAGACCTTGGGGGTCTCCGGCTTGGGCTCCTCCGGCTTCGGGGTAGTGGGCACGTTCGGGTAGCCTGCGGCTGCAGACCGGTTCCAGGCCTCGTAGGTCTTCTCGCCGGGCTCTCCGTCGATCGGACCGGTGTAGCCGAACTTCTCAGCCAGGAAGCGCTGGAGCGCCATCCACGTGTTCACACCCGGCTCGCCGTCGATCGGACCCTCGTACCCGTAGGCCCGGAGGAAGGTCTGCCACGCGGACCAGCCTGCCGTGGGCTGCGGGGTCGCCGGGGTGAGCTGGCGCTTCAGCCACACGTTGAGCGCCGCGTCGCTGTTCACGCCGATGTCGCCGTCGACGGGACCGGTGTAGCCTGCCTGCTGGGCGACGCGCTGAAGGCCCATGTAGGTGTTCTCGCCGGGGATGCCGTCGAGCGGGCCACCGTAGAGGCCGTACATCTGGAGCCACGTCTGGATGGCCCTCCAGCTGTTCTCTCCCAGTGCCCCGTCGATCGGGCCGGAGTACAGCTTGGCGTTCGTGACGTACTGCTGGAGAAGGGCCTGCGTCTCCTTCGAGAGTCCGCCGCCACCCCCAGCCGTCGAGCTTCCGCCGATGTACTGGGTGAAGGGCACCCGGCGACCGTCGGCCGTGAGACCGTGGACGTGAAGGTGCGTGTCGCCACCGTAGTCCTTGCCGTTGGCCGACGCACCCGACTTGCCGAGGATCTCGCCCTCTTCGTAGTGCTTGCCGTCGGTACCGAACTCCGACTGGTGCTGGAAGACGATGGACGCCATCGCACCGATGGGGTGGTCGAGGTCGAGGATCGACCGGCGACCGGCGGAACCGATCCACCCGGCTGCCTTCTCACCGGATCCGCCGCTGGTGCGCAGCGTGCCCGATGCGGGAGCCTTGAGGCCGGTGCCGTACCCCAGCGGGTAGTCCTCGCCTCCGAGGCTGTAGCTCATGTGGTCCTGCCAAGTACCGGTCATCCGGTACCCGCTCCACGGGTTGAATGGCATGATGTTTCTCCTTCTCCTTGGTGATCTAGTCTGAGACGAGCAGGGGCCGCACGTAGCGAACGTGAAGCTGACCACGGCCAGACCCTGCCGGTCCCGTGGTCTGGTGGACGTTCAGGGTTCCTGCGGAGCAGAGCAGCCGGAACAGCTGGTTGCCCTTGCTGGGCTGAGACCGGAACTCAGCCCCGATGGAAGTGATGTACGAGGAGCTCAGCAGGATGCCCGACAGGTTGCTCTGCCACTCGACCACCGATCCAGCGAGGTTGTTGAGGCGGACGTGATAGTCAGCCAGACCAGAACCCGACCCCTGCACCGTGTACACAGCCAGATCGTAGAACCCCGGCTGCAGGATGGTGGGGCCGTACTGGTCGTACAGGAACCAGGAAGCGCCACCCTTGCGCCGAACGTCACCGTTCCAGGCTGCGATGTAGTTGCCGGTCGTGGCCGCGAAGCCAGCTGTCGGGAACATGGAGATCTCCGGACCCAAGCCGGTCGGGTACCATCCGCTGGCAGTGCCAGCCACCAGCCCCGGCACAGCCAGACCGGCGAGGCCGGTGACTGCGTAGTACGACTCCTCCCATCCCAGGTCCGTGTTGAACCAGCGGACCTTCCGGTTGGCGAGGGCCACACGCTGGGCGTCCGTGGAGGGCGATCCGTACCGGGTGTTCCGCGCAGACGTTGAGCCTCCCGCAGGGCCTCCCTTGGAGACACCGTGTACGACCACCTTGCGGAGCGAGAGTTCGGTCCTCACGCGATCGCCAGGAGCCAGTGAGAGAGGGTCCACGAGCGAGTCGGGGATCAGGGCCAGCGGGGCCGTGTCGCCATCGAGCTTGATGGAGAGTGGGTTGGTACCCATCACCGTCGCCCACTTGAACGACGTGATGTCCCGGATGTCGGTAACGGTCACAGCGAGATCACCTCCTGGAGGGTGGACTTCATCAGCCCTTGGGCCGAGGTGTCAAGCTCGAGGCTGGTGATGACGTGGCGTGCGTCGACCCCTGCGCCCGAGTGCTCGAAGCGGACCACGTCGGAGACGCGGACGGGGATGGGCAAGTGCTCGATCTTCACCTGAGCCTGCACGGCAGACATTTGGATGAGGGTGGTCTGCGCACGCTTCTCGAGGAACGCGATGATCTGGGCGTTGGAGCCAGCGGGACACTCCACCGAGTCGAGCACGTGGGTGATCCACCGGCCCCGAGAAGGGTACGAGTAGGGGCTGGTCGGGTCCGTGTTGGTCCACGTGCCCGTGAGTGCAGCAGCGTCTCCGCCACCAGCAGCCTGGACCGCGATGACCTTGTTCGGAACCTCGAAGCTGTCCCGGTCTCGGGTCCAGTCCGGACGGTAGATCGACAGGTCGCCGTCACGCAGCTCGCGAGGGAAGCCCAGGACCTCGTAGATGATGGAGCGGTCAGCAGGCAGGATGCGCGGGGTCGCCTTGAAGTTGCCGAAGCCATCCATCCAGAGCGAGTTGTACCCGGCCACATCCAGCAGGTCGTTGATGATCTTGAGCTTGGTGGTGCCAGCCTCCCAGACCATGCCGCTCGATGTGGCCAGAGTGACCGACTCGTCGATGGCGATGAACTCGTCCGACGACGCCAGGAGGGTCCGCACCGTGGGCAGGATGAGAGTGCCTGCCGCCACTGCGTAGGCCTCCTCCACGGCGTCCTGTGCGGGCACCGTGCACCGGTCGAGAAGCTCGATGGACCAGACACGTCCGGTGGCTGCCCACTCCTCGACCGCAGCCGACACCAGGAAGACCCCCAGCGGCGTCTCCGGCAGACCCTGGATGGAGCACACCGGGCGGACCCGCAGCGACTCCAGAGGGAGCTCACCGATGCGCAGCTTGCCCGACTCAGCGACTTCGAGGTCGATGACGCTGACCTTGCCGCTGCCCTTGACCGCTGCGTTCTGGGTCCAGCGGAGGGAGCCATCAGAGACACCGTCCAGGACACCGACGAGCTGGTCCACGCCGTTGGAGTGCTCGAGGACCTCCCACCGGTACGTCGTGACCCGGTCACCGTACAGGACCTCCTGCGTGCTCAGGTCGCGAACAGGGATGGTGACGTACTCGGTGTATGCCGGGGTGTCGACCACCCAGACGTCCGGTCCAGGCTCGAAGTGGCCCTCCTCCGGGACGGTCTCGATCCAGGCTTCCTGGGTGACGGTGACATCCTTGAGCTCATGCCACGGGGTCTGCACGGTGCTCGACGATGAAGGGTTGTCGTACATCTCAGCAGACAGCCGAGCCGTAGCCCCAGTGGCGACGAACGCAGTGGTGGTGGCAGGGCCTCCGGTGGTACCCGACTGCGTGCCACTCTGGGCCGTACCGATCTGAAGGTGCGTGCGGGTAGCCCCGACGCTGCTCCGGATCAGGCCCGCCGAAGCCACGTACGACCGGCCAGGAGTGACAGTGATGTCTCGGTACAGTCGCGTCGCGGCCGTCGGGTTGACTGCCGTCGTAGCCCCAGAGACGGTGAGCCGGAGAGAGTAGTTGGGCGAAGCACCCTGTCGGGCGAGCGCGAAGCCCGTGGCTCCCGAGCCGTTAGCTGTCACCAGCTCACCCAGCCAGCCGGTCAGGACCGTCTCTGCACCGACCATCGAGAAGACGATCTCAGCATCGTGGGGGATGGTGTACTCAGGCTCGTCCACGACCCAGACATCGGGTCCAGGCTCCCAGTGCCCGACTTCGGGGTGTTCGATCGGGTAGATGATGTCAGCCATGTCAGCTCGTCTCGGTCATCGTGAACGACAGGTCGCCTCGGGTGGCCTTGGTGTACTTGATGCTGCCCTTGGCCGTGCCGAAGACACGACGGCCGGACGAGTCACGGAAGCACGCCTTACCGGGCAGCAGCAGCACGTTCCTCAGGTCGGGGATCGGGGAGCCGAACCCCTCGAAGACGAAGGAGCTGACCTTGAGCTGCACGCTGGTCTCCACCCCGTAGAGGGCGATGGGCTTGACGCGGCCTGCGGCTGCGACGGTATCGCTGGCCACACTGAGCTGCTCGTCGACGGAGAGGTTGCCACCGAAGGCACCGACCACCGAGAAGCCGGGACCCTTGCTCAGGAACGCCTTGCGGCACTCCTCAGTGATCAGGCTGCCCGTGACCACCGTCTTCGCGCCCAGCGCGCTGATCGTGGTGACCGTGTAGACGTTGGTGCCGTGGATGGTCGGGGTCGTGTCGATGAAGGTCATGGGCGACACCACCGGGTAGTCCAGCACGATGGTCTCCTCCGGGCCACCGTCGATCGACCGGGTGATCGTGAGCTTGGTAGCTGCGGCCTGCCCGCCACCAGGAGCGTCGACCGTGAGGCCGATCTGGCCCCAGCCGTTGTCCGGCAGGTACTCGAGGGTCACGACAGCGGGCACCGGGGCGAGGTAGACCACGTTGAAGGCGTTGGAGTCCCACGCCGACCAGAGGCCGTTCGAGTCCTGGACCCGTGCTCGGATGGTGTAGCTGGTCGCGTTCTGGACCGGTGTGGCCATCGTGATGCCGGTGAGGATGGTCGACTCCAGCTCCTCCAGGAGAGCCGCACCCTGCAGAAGCTCGAGCTGAGCCTTGACGAAGGTGGCCGCTTCAGGCTGGGAGAACCCGACCGTGACACGCAGCGTGGCGTCGTTGACCGTGGCACCTTCGGCAGGAGCCGTAATGGTCGCCGTGGGCACCGTCTTGTAGGTGACCGTGCGCACCGTCGACCACGCCGAGGCACCGGTACCGTCAGCGCCACCAGTCGTCGCCGAACCCCACGTCCGCACGCGCGTCGACAGGGCCACATTCGCCGCGTAGGTGCTAGCCGCGATGGTCCGGCTTGCAGCGGTCGAGACGATCTTCCCGGAGGACGTCCAGGACGAGCCACCGTTCGTGGAGGACTCGAACTCGTATGCCGTCTGGGCGGTCGTGTCGATCGGGTTGTGAACCCAGCTGAAGACCAGCGGGGAGGCCTTGTCGGCGTATGCCCCCATCGCAGGGACGGTCGGCGCGTTCGGCGCAGCCAGGAGCTGAACCGTGTTCGACGTGGCGTAGGCCGAGTACAGGGTGCCTGCCTTGGCCCGCACCCTGTAGACGTGCTGGAAGCTGGGGTTCGGCGCGACGTGTGTGTACGTCTGGACACCCGATGCGAGGGTCGCCAGCGCAGCGCCATCCCAGGTCGTGACTCCGCCGGTCACCGTGCCGTGCCACACCTCATGCTCGTGCTCGGTGTAGTTCACGTTCTCGGTGAACGTGGTGATGATGTCGAGGCCCGCGTTCTTGGCCGCGACCACGTTCGTCGGGACAGCCGGGGTCGTGTAGATCGGAGACGACGCCGAGCTGAAGGCAGTGGTCCCAGCGGAGTTGCCTGCCCGTACCCGGTACTCGACCTTCTGGTTGGCCGCAGCCGACACCGTCACCGCACGCACGTTGCCGAGGCCGATGAGGTCCGTCCAGGCACCACCGTTCACACGGCTCTGGACGAGCGTGCTGGTCGGGGCACCGTTGGACGCGTGAGAGATGCTCCAGGCGAGGTTGATCTGGGTGTCCGACACGCGGGTCGCGGTCATGCCGGTCGGGGTGCCGGGGACGACCGTGAGCTGGGTCAGCCAGAAGCCACCACCAGCAGAGCCGTCGCCCAGCTCACCCCATGTGTTGTTGTCGTCGAAGAACGCCGAGCTGTCGAGGTAGCGCGAGCCGTCGGCGTTGTGCCCCACGGTCAGCGAGCCGTTGGAGCCGAGCGTCAGTGACGAGTAGGCACGGAAGTCGTACGACGGGATCGAGCCGGAGCCGGTGGCACCACCGATGTTGACGGACCAGCCGTGCGGGCCATCGGCCCACTTGCCCGAGCCGCTGCCCTTGACGAGTTCGAGCGACCATGAGATCTGCGAGGTGTTCGCGACGGCGTTGTAGCCGACCTCAGTGACCCAGAGTCGAAGTACGTACCCAGAAGCCAGACCTCCATCGAAGTTAGGCAAGGCTCACCACCCCCTGACGAGACTGGACTCGAATCGAGTCGACGATTGCGGAAGCGAGCGTGTTGATCGACTCCCTGGAAAGCGAGACTGCGGCCTGCTGCTGGCCCCGGTCGTTTGCAGCGAACGCATCGGTGATGGCACCGGAGATCAGCACCGGGTCCAGTGTGGCCTCGACCCGAGTGGCCGTGGTCGGGGTGTGCGTCCACGCCATCGTGGCCTGCACCTTCTGGGCCTCCATCATGACCTGACGGTTCATGTCGGTGATGGGCTGGATGGCGTCGTCCTCGTTCTTCGTGACACCGAGGCCGATACCGGCAGGCAGCCACGCGCCGATCTCCTTCTCCATCCGCTTGGACGGGGAGGCGATGCCGAAGAAGCTACCGATGTTTCCCATCACGTCGTCGACGAAGCCGGAGATGCGGCCCATGAGCCAGCCAGCCGCACCGGAGATGCCCTCCCAGATGCCTCGGACGATGTTGGTGCCGATGCTGACCACCTGCCCGACACCGTTCTGGAGAGCCTGCCAGATGCCGCTCAGGACCGTGCCGATGCCGCCCAGGACCGCGCCCATCGCCTGCGGGAAGCCCTTGGCCAGTGCGGTGATGATGGTGATACCGGCCTGAATGATCTGCGGGATGGCGTTGATGAGGGCACCGACGATGCCGCCGATGATCTGGGGGATGGCCTGCACGATGGTGCTGATGATCTGGGGCAGTGCGCCGATGAGGGCGATGAGGAGGTCGATGCCAGCCTGGATCAGCAGCGGGATGGCCGACAGCACTGCGGTGATGATCGCCGTGATGATCTGGGGCAGCGCAGTCACGATGGCCTGGATGATGGTGGGCAGCGCAGTCACCAGCGAGGTGAGCAGCGTGATACCGGCCTGGATGAGCATCGGGATGCCCGTGGTCAGGAAGGTGATGATGGAGTTGATGATCATCGGGAGCGCGGCCACCAGTGCAACGATGACCTGAGGGAGAGCCTGCACCAGCCCCATGAAGAGCTGGAGGCCTGCGTTGAGGATCATGGGCAGGGCCGAGATCAGCCCGGTGACGAGGTTGGCGATCAGGATCGGCAGGGCCGCAACGATCTGCGGGATGGCAGCGAGGATGCCGTCCACCAGCCCCAGGATGAGCTGAAGGCCAGCCTCGATCAGCATCGGCGCAGCCGCGATGAGGGCCTGCACCATACCGAGGATACCCCCGACGATGGCGGGGATCAGGGTCGGTGCAGCCTGCGCCAGACCCTGTGCCAGCGAGACGACCGCCTGCACGCCTGCGGTGATCAGCTGAGGAGCCAGCGTGGCCACGGTCTGCACAAGCTGTACGATGCCCGGTACGAGAGCCTGCACGAGGCTGGGGAGCGCTGAGATGACACCCTGGATCAGACCGCCGACGAGGGCCACACCTGCATTGAGGATGGCCGGGATGGCAGCGGAGATGGCTCCGATCACGCTCTCCATCATGGTGCCCAGCTTGGGTCCGAGGGTCGCGATGTTGGCACCGATGTTCTCGATGACAGGCTGGATGTTGGTGATGACCAGCTCCAGCGAGTTGATGACGTTGCCCGCCAGCGTGGCCACATCAGCATCCGCCGAGCCGAGGCCGGTGAGCAGGTTGGCGAAGCTGCCCTTCAGCATGTCGATCGAGCCGGAGATGGTCTCGGTGGCTTCGCGGGCAGTCGTGCCAGTGATGCCCATCTTGTCCTGGACGGCACCGATGGCTGCGATGATCTGGTCGTAGCTGACCGAGTTCAGGGTGGTCGCGTCGACGGTGACGCCATCAGCCAGCACGCCGGAGTCGTTGACCAGTCGGGCCATCTCCTCGCGGGTGCCGCCGTAGCCCAGCTTCAGGTTGTCGAGCATCGTGAAGTTCTGCTTCGCGAAGCCCTGATAGGCGTTCTGGATGTCACCGATGTTGGAGCCGAACACCGCAGCGTTGTCCGACATGTCGGTGATGGCACGGTTGGCGATCTCGGCCGCAGCCGCAGAGTCGCCTCCCAGGCCCGAGATGAGCGCAGCGGAGAAGCTGGTCACCTGAGTCATGTAGTCGTTGGCGCTCAGGCCCGCAGTGGCGTATGCCTGATCCGCGTATGCCTGCACCTTGGAGGCGGAATCTCCGAAGAGCTTCTCGACACCACCCGTGAGCTGTTCGTACTGGGCGTACTGGCCGACCACTCCGGCCACCAGTGCGCCACCAGCCGCAGCCGCCGCAGTGGCGAACCCGAGCAGTGCGGTCCCCGCACCCTTGAGTCCGCCACTGAGCGCGCTCGTCTTGGAGTCAGCAGCCGACGCACCGTCGCCGATGCCCGTGAGGCCCTTCTGGACCTGATCGGCACCGTCGAGTGAGACCTTGATCTTCACGTCGTTGTCGGCCATGCTGCCCTCCTTCTGGTCTAGTTGCTGTCCGGCTGGGGGAGTGCTTCACCGTCGCGGGCACTGATCCAGTAGATCCCCATCCGGGGGTCTGGCCCGTGTCCCTTGCCGTGTGCCTCGATCGCGGACTTGTTGGCCGTGTTCCACATCTCCTGCCCCTCAGCGATTGCCTGCTGGGCGGGACACTCCATGGTGTAGGCCGTGTAGTCCTCGAGGGTCTCTTCCCTACCGAGTCTTGAGTTGTACAAGTGCTGGGCCAGCGGTCGCCCGCAGCCGGGGCACTTGGCCTCCTTCAGATACTTCCACTGAGACACGATCTCCAGATCGAGCTCAGTCCAGGAGTCGGGGCTTGCGTCGTCAAGGAGGCGAACCGGCGGTCGCCCCGACTCCAGGGCCATGTCCAGCAGGAGAGCTAGACGCGGCCCGATTTCGTAGGGCGGATCGAGACCTCGCCCCCCGAGTTCTGCCAGGAGATGAAGTTCTGCACGACCGAATGCAGTGCCCCACCGGGCAGAACGGTCTTGGAGCCTCCACGGGAGGAGACCGACAGAGAGTCGGTGGTCAGCGGCTCGGGCTTCACCCAGACCTCGTCCTCCGGGAAGTCGTCCGGCTGCACCGGGTCCTCCCCGAACAGGCCGACGAAGGTCTTCGAGAGGACCGACTCGTACTGATCGATCGGGGTCATGCCGGTCTTACGGACCAGCGCCGACCACTCGTTCAGGTCGAGCTTCTCGAACTGGATGAAGATCGCGGATGCCTGCGGTCGGGTATCGGCCACACGCTGTTCGAGTTCGGCGATGTTGTCGCCGCCCAGGAAGGACTGTCCGACGATCGAGCGCATGGCCTTGGCCTCCGCGAGGTTCGCCTTGGCCTGCTCGTGCTCCGGAGAGTACTTGCTGCCGAGGTCGATCTCGAGGGTGAGGAGGTCCTTGCGGCGCTCCTCGACGACTGCCATGAGTTCTTCGTAGCTGCTGAATGCCATTTCTCTGTCTCCTTGAGTGATGGGTTGGTGTGGCCCGGTCAGGCCACCAGTGCGACCGCGGTCTTGCTGCGGGCGAGCACGGTGATGTGGGCGGTGATGCCGACGAACGTGTTGTTCGCCTCGAGCGGGTCGATGGAGGTGATGATGACCTTCCAGACCCAGATGAAGTCGCCGACGATGGGTGCCGTGCCGACGGCCTTGCCGTCACGACGCCAGATGTAGACCGTCTGGCCGATCTTGAGCGACGTGATGAGCGTGGCGTCCGCCTGCCCCGTGGTCTTGATGACGAGGTCGTCGACCGAGTGGGTGGTGGAACCGGGGAGCTGCTCCGATGCCGGGTCGCAGAGCCAGTCGACGGTCTCGGCGTCCGAGGACGACGTGCCGTTGAAGGTCTGGATCGAGCACGAGAGGTCGGTGCCCGTGGCCGTCAGCTCGACGAGCGACGGAACCTCGATGTTCGCGATTGCCGGGGCGAGCCCGACCACGACGTTGCCACGGCTGATCTGCGTGGCAGGCTTCCATGCGGTGATGGGAGGCATTTGCTGTCCTTTCTAGACGTTATGCCGGTGGTGGGCTACTTGCTGGGCTTGGGCGTGGCCGACTGGGTCTCGCCCCCCGTCGCTGAGAGAGCCGTGGGCTCGCCAGCAGGGTCGTTGGTAGGTGCAGGGCTACCCTGCTCCTCCGAGTCGTCCTGGGAGACCCTCTTGGGCACGTACGAGAGCACGCTCTCGCCCGGCCGGAGGTCGCGGATCTTCCGCTCGGTGGTCGGATCGAAGTTCTCGTCCAGGGAGGCGTACCGGAGACCGGACTCCTTGCCCTCGACGACGATGCCGTGATCCGACGGCTTGATGTTGCTCATTGGATTCCTCC